GCAGGCGCAGGAGCGCCAGATCATGGCCCGCGTCAATCAGGACGTGCAGCAGTTCAGGGCCGCGACCCCCGACTACGATCAGGCATTCCAACACGCCGTGAAAGTGCGGCGCGAGGAACTGGCCTTCTATGGCAATTCGCCGGAGCAGATCGACCAGCAGATCGAAGTCGATGTGCGCGCCATCGTCGGGCAGGCGTACAGCCAGGGCAAGAACCCCGGCGAGCTGTTCTATGGCTATGCCAAGATGCGCGGCTATTCCCCGGCGCAGGCCGCCCGCGACCCCATCCCGCAGGCTTCGGCTGCGCAGATCAACGCCTTGGCTGAGGCGCAGCGCCAGACGCAGAGCATGGCCACGGCGGGAGGCCCGTCCAGTGACGGCGGCGTTACCATCGAAACCTTGGCGAAGATGAGCGAGGCCCAACTGGCAAAGATGCCGAAGGCCGAACGCGACGCCATGATGCAGAAAGTCATGGGCGGTTGACCGAAACGCCGCCCAGGCGCATACTGACAACTGACTGACACGCTTCGGCGGTCCCCGTCTGCGCAGACGTAAAACGCGCCCCGCCCGGCTCCGGCGTCACGGTGAGCTTCATCTGACATCAACCCCCAAAAGGAGCCATCATGGCACAGACGACTTTTGGCGTCGGGCATCCCCTCGCGGTATCCGTCTGGTCGAAAGACCTCGCGGCTGAGGCGATCCGGCGCACGTTCATCGGCAAGTTCATCGGGCAGACCGAGGACTCGCTGATCATGGAAAAGGTGGACCTGAAAAAGTCCGCCGGGGACAACATCACCTGCGGGCTGAACGTCCAGATGCAGGGCGATGGTGTCCAGGGTGACGCCACGCTGGAAGGCAACGAAGAAGCCCTCCAGTTCTACGACGACAACCTGCGCATTGACCAGCTGCGCCACGCGACCCGCGTCAAGGGCCGCATGACGGAACAGCGGGTTCCCTACAACCTGCGCCGGGTGTCCCGTGACCGCCTCGCCGACTGGTGGGCGCGCCGCATGGACGTGTCGTTCTTCAACCAGATTTGCGGCAACACCGCAGTCTCGGACACGAAGTTCACCGGCAACAACGCCGTCATCGCGCCGTCGACCAACCGGATCATCCGGGCGGGGAACCAGTCCACCGACCAGGCCCTGACGTCCTCGGACAAGTTCGACCTGACCTATATCGATGTGGCCCGCAACTACGCGGAAACCGCCTCGATTGAAGCCAGCACCGGGCCGATGATCCGCCCGATCAGCGAGGACGGGAACGACTACTACGTCATGTTCCTGCACGACGATCAGGTCTACGACCTGCGCACCAACACCAGCGCGGGCCAGTGGCAGGATATCCAGAAAGCGACCCTGATGGGCGGGGATATCAAGGACAACCCGATCTTCACCGGCGCTCTGGGCATCTACAACGGCGTCGTGCTGCACAAGGCGGCGCGGATCACGCAGGGCGTCCACTCGACGGCGGGGACGGCGGTTGCCAACACCCGGCGCGCGGTCCTCTGCGGGGCGCAGGCTGCGGCCATCGCCTTCGGTTCCGAGAACGGCGCCACCAAGTACACCTGGGTCGAAGAGATGTTCGACTACGGGAACCAGTTCGGGGTCGCCGCCGGGGCGATCTGGGGTCTGAAGAAGACCAAGTACATCCCGGAAGACAATTCGGCCACCAACGCGGAAGATTTCGGGACCATCGTTGTCTCGACGTATGCCGCGCGCCCGACCGCAGCATAAGGAGGGCTGACAGATGGGACTTCACGCAGGCAAAGGCCAAGTTGTCCACCAGAACGTGGTGCACACCCTGAGCCGCTACATCACGCACGCCGATCTGAGTGGCGTTTACGAACTGGGCTACGTGCCCGGCGGGTCGCTGATCGTGGCATCCGGCATCGGCATCCTGACCGCATGGTCGGGCACCGGCAACGAACAGGTGGACATCGGCTTTGACCGTTCGGAAGGGGGCCTGACTTCCGACCCGAACGCATTCACCGAGGCCGCGCTGGATATCGACGCGGCGGTTGGGCACATCGCGGGGGACGTGGTTTCGGCTGCGAACCTCTACTTCGAGAAGCCCGCCCGGATCACGTGCGACATCGTGAACACGGACAGCGCCACCGGCAAGGCGCTGGTCTACGTCCAGTACATCGTCCGCCAGACGACCTGATGCATCGGCGGGCTGTCATGGCCCGCCCCCTTCAACAAGGAGATACCCTCATGGGAAAGCAGACCAACTCCAAGCCCCCGAAGGAAGCGTCCGGTAAGGGCGGCAAGAAAGGCGGCTACTGATGCCTCTCGGCGATGTATGGGACGTGGCGAGGGAGCAAAAGGTGATTGTGGGTTCCCTGCAATCGCTCGGCGCTCTCTTCACCACGGCACCCGTGACCAAGACTGCCGACTTCACGCTGGCCGACACCGAGACCGTCGTCATCAACAACAAGTCGGGATCGGCCTGTGTGGCGACCCTGCCGTCTGCGACCCTCTGGTCGGGGCGGCTGTTGCTGATGAAGACCACGCAGGCGCAGGCCCTCAACTCGGCATCGTCCAACGTGGTCCCGAAGGCGGGCGGCGCGGCGGGCACGGCCATCGCGACGGGAACGGCTGGCAACTGGGCCTTGCTGGTGTCTGACGGCACCAACTGGGTCATCATGGCTGGCACCTGATGCGGCGGCGGCAAGCCTATCTGGCGCGTGAAGAGATGCGCCGGACCTTGAACACGGAGCAGGCGGTTGCAGAGCCGCCTGTTTCCACGGAAGACCCGGAGCCTGCGCCCGAAAAGCGCAAGCGGGGCCGCCCGCGCAAGGTGAAAGATGACAACCTTTCTTGACGTGCGGAACCGGGTCGCGGACCAGCTTGCAAGGTCCGACCTCAGCGCACAGATCGACCGCGAAATTCAGCTTGCCATCACCCGCTATAACCGGCGGGTGACGTGGCTGCACGAGGTCCGGGCCGTGACCTTGACCAGCGTTGCGGCGCAGGCGTGGTATTCTTCGGTTGACGTGTCCACCGGGGCCGGGCCGCAGGATGTGGCGGGGCGCACGGCTGTTGACGTGTCGGATATCCAGTCGGTGCGCTACATGCGGACGGCGGATTATGACGATCTGAAGCAGGTCCGCTACAGCGATTTCGAGCGGTTTTTCGACACCACGGGATCGGCGGGACGGACAAGCTATTTCACGCTCTACGCGGGGCAGATCGGGCTTTGGCCGGTGCCAGCAGGGGTGGAAACCTTCACCATGTCGGTTGTCTGCAAGCCTGTCGTGCCATCATCGGCGGCGGATACGAGCGTCTGGTTCGATCAGGCGCAGGAGTTGATCGAGAACGCGGCGGCATCGGCCATTTGCAGGAAATTCCTGTCGGATGGCGAGCGGGCGCAGGCGTTCAAGGTTTTTGAGGACGCGGCGTGGGATGAATTGTTGGCAGAGAGCAACAAGAAGGCCGCGACGGGCCGGATCAGGAGTTGCGACTGATGCCCGTCATTGAGGTGCCCCTTGGGGAGTTTCTGCCCGCCTTTCCGAAGCAGAACAACCCCGGCTGCATCGTGGCGAATAACTGCATTCCGGCGGAGGGTGGCTATGCCCCTTTCTTTGGTGCGGATGAACGGGCTACCACTGTCACTCAATCCGGCGGCGGAACGGCAAGCACGTTCCTGGGGCCGGTGCGAGGCGCAACGTTGTTTTTCCGCAATGATGGCTCGCCTCTGATCGTCGGCGGGTCCGAGACAAGGCTCTTTGCCCGAGTTGGCAGCGCGGCGACGGAAACGGCGGTTGTGGCGTCGGTGATCGACGGTGAATTCTGGGACTTTGCGCAGTTCAACGACTTCGTCTTCGCAACGTCGCTGGCGAATGACCCCTACTACCTGACCGATGTTGACAGCGATGTGTCGTGGTCAGCCCTGCCCGGAAGCCCGCCAAAAGCGCGGTACTGTGAGCGGTTCGCCGACTTCCTGATGCTGGGCTATATCGACGGCGCGCCGACGCGCATTCAATGGTCCAGTTTCAACAGCCCGGCGACAACTTGGGCCGCTGATCGCCTGACGCAGGCCGGATATGCCGACCTTGATCCCCGGTTCGGCCCGATCACCGCCTTGGTCGGCGGGCGCTACCCGATGGTGTTTCAGGAACGCGGAATTTCTCTTGTCCAGTATGTCGGGCCGCCGACTGTCTGGCGGGTTTCGGTGGTGTCGGAGGACCGGGGCTGCATCGCGCCGTTCAGTGTCGCCACCATCGGGTCGCAGACCTACTTCCTGAGCCAGGACGGGTTCTACATGACCAACGGCTCGGAATTTGCACCGATTGGCAGCCAGAAGGTGAACAAGTGGTTTTTCGGCGAGGTGGACAACAGCGCCATTTCCCGGACGCAAGCGGCTGTGGATTGGGCGAACCGCAGCATCATCTGGTCGTTCCGGTCTGTCGGATCGGCAACCTATGACCGGCTGCTGGTCTACTCCTGGGAGCAGAACCGCTTTTCCACGGCGACGGTGACTTCGGACTGGCTGGTGGGGTCGCGGCTGGATGCCACATCGCTTGAAGACCTCGACGCGCTCTTTGCGACACTGGAAGACGTGACGCCTTCGATGGAC